CTAGCTCTTTGCCCTTTAACTCAACTAAAGGATCTGGCCCTTGACCACTAAGTTGTCCGCTTAACGCTTTAAGTTGGGACATTCCTTCTGCAACATACTGGGCGGTCTTGCCCTCCATGTCTATCATCTGCTCATCCGTTATCGCTTGACCTTGTCCCGCTTGAATAAGATCTACCGCAGCTCTCTCGCGAGCTCCTATCTTAACGTGTTCCATTATATGTTTCTGTAAAGCAACCGCCATAGGAGGTGATTGAGCCACTAAAGGTGTGGATCCAAATACCATGTGAGCCATAATATGAGCTTCATGATCTTGTCCTTCAAAAGCCTTAAGACCTATTTGATCCAAAACATCTATATTTTCTTGCGCTGGATCTTTAGGAATAGCTTCAGGCTCTGGTGTTCTTTTCAGCACTCTGTCAATATCTCTTACGCCCAAGGCCTCATACATATCCCTAAACACTTCATACATGTTGTGCATATCAGGAGCTGAGGTAGCCAACTGCATCTTAGTCTGTGCCAACGATATACGTTGTGCCTGACTAAATATGTTTGGATTAGACACAGGCAAAACATCTACGCGCTCATCAAAATCTTTTCTTTTAACAGCACCATCTACGCCTACTATACTGTATGGATATTCGTCTGGTAAAAACTCTGACATAACTTTGGCCAAAAGTTTAAACTCTAACTTCATCGCATAATGTAATCGTTTGTGAACCGCAGACATAACTCGTGAGCCCTGCTCCAACATCGCTATCGTAGTGCCTACGGCAGCTTGTTGATTTCCATCGCCCACTTTTAAGTCAGTAATGGTAGCGAATCGCTGTCCAGCATCAACCACAAATCCTAGAAGTTGCATAAGCGTTTGATCGGGACCCTTAAAAGGTAGAGGCATTAAGCTGGCTTTTATATCACCACCCGGAGCGTCCACATCTCTAAATTCACCCGGTTGCAAGGGCTCATCATCATCCCTGATCCGTAGACCGCGGGCCTTAAATCCTGCTGGAAGATTAGATAATGTACCAGCATCAATCAACTGCCTTAAGGCCGAAGTAGCCGTTCTAGCTAATCCACCTATAGTATGAATTAAACCTAGACCATAGAAACCAAACCCTGGAAGAAACTTATAATGTACAAAATATTGTATCTTGGCCTTCTTCTCGTCTTCTTCGGCATAGTTTCTTCTTATAGATAAAATCTGGCCATTGTCTTGTGAGATAGTAACCACATAAGGTATTCTGATTCCTGTAGGTTCCCCATCTTCTCCTAGCTCTTCATAGCCCTCTAAATCCAGATCCACATGACATTCTAACAAGGTACAGTCATAATCAATCTGAGAAGGATACATTCCGTCAATTCTTTCCATCTCATCCGAAAGACTTCCTGAATCACTTTGAGCGGGAATAACAGGAATATCACGATAAAAACCTGCTACTTGACGTTTTCTAAGATCGTTTAAGCTTAGTTTCAAAACCTGCGTTATATTAGGACACGTTTCTAAATCACTTGTGTTATACGGGACAATAAGATTTTCCGCCGGAACAAATTTACTTACCGCTCGGCACAAGTTCTCATCATAATATACTTTTTTAAACGTGCTACCTGCCAGCGGTAAGTAAAACAACATCTGATCTAACTCAGGTGTATACTCTTCCATAACACAGGTTATGTAATAATTCATAAATTCTTTTACGCGTTGAGCCTGATCCTCTTTCTCAGGAGTACTAGATCCAAGCACTGTTGTTCGCACGGGTCCAGAAGGCGGCAACAATTCATTAAACGCTTGAGCTTGGAACTGGGTCGCGGCTTCGGCAAGCAAGGGGTGCGTGACACCGCTCGCGCCTCGAAAGGGCTGTGATCTTTCTTCGTAACTAAATCCCAACAACTCCAAACCGTTAGCGAAAGCATCTTCCCACTCCTGTCTACCACTTTTGTTTTCATCAAATTCTCCCGTTAACTCACTGGCAATTCTGCCAAGTAACCCGTCAGGCATTTCTTCCGCTAAGTTAGCTGAGAAATCTTCGTCCGCTCCTCGTTGATCCTGTGGCTCAAAGTCAACAACAACGCTTCCATCTTCATCTTCTATAATTTCAACATTGTCTGGAATAGGACCCATGTCTAAACTGTCAGGCATTTCTATTTCCACTTCAGCCATCATATCTTCTTCGTCTAGCTGCGAGGGAACGCCTTCCATCATGCTGCCTATTGGTTCTCTTGCCATGTAATTCTCCTTTTAGGTACTATAATACATTTCTATGCATATTGACAGCCCTGTCCTTTAACCCTATTACTCCGCCTTTGGCTTTTTCGGTATATCTATCTGCTCCCGCCGGGATTTGATTTGGAAAGTTAGAAGCGTAATCCGAAGTTAATAAACTTGTTTCAGCACCTTCATATTGTTTTTTTAAAGCTTGGGTAAGATAATCCTCCGCCATAACGGAATTAGCCGCATTAAAAATACCCATAGCATCTTCAAAAGGCATGTCCTTAAGCATCTTGAAATATTTCTCGTAACCGTCATCGTCAAATGTATCAAAAAAATCAAAGCCATACTTATCTGATATTAATTGGGTCTTTTGTTTTAAAGATTTTTTATTGTCTTTGGTCAAATATAGATCAAAAACTCTTCTAGCCTCGCCCACAAGAGTACTATTAGTATTAGATATAAGTTTTTTTTCAAGTCTAGCTAAATCTTCTGTATAAAAATCCTTCATGGTTTTCAAACCATCATTTTTAATGTCTGCTTTGGTTTCTGCTATATCCTTTAAAATATCGCTATTTCCATTAACTATCATCCTATCTACATAAGCCTTGTTTACTATAGACTGTATGTACCTATGATCCGCTTGGCCTCTTGTCTTTCTGTTGTATAGAGAGTCCCTAAGATCCATTAATTCGGCATCCGAATTTTTTGACAGTAAAAAGGCACCTTTGTGCATTAGTTCATGGGCGAGGTTAGCGTTAAAATCATACCCAAAATAAGTATCTATCGGTTTCATTTGTATTGTATTGCGCCTACCTTGATAAAAGGCATCGGCATTTCTAAGAGAAGCACTAGACTCTTTATCATCTCTTTTGTGAACCTTAACGTAATCCGATAAGGTTCTATTATCTCTTAAACCCGCTAACAAAGCGGGATTGAATTTTGTTTGATTTAATAAGTCAAACCCCGATTCAATGTCTCCAAACTCAATACCGCTTTTATATTCTTGGGGAGGCTCTTGGGGCTTTGCATAAGGATCGTCCCTCATAACGACTTCATTTTTTTCAAAGGGGTTTAAAGTGAGAGGGTGATTCTGTTCAAACCTTGAAATCAACCCGGACATGACAGGACCGTCCGCCCGCCAATCCGAAGTCCTTTCATCTGTATATCTACCGACTTTAGCTCTTTGAATACCCTCTTCTACCCCAGGTTGTAATCGAGCTTTTTGCGCTATTCGGTATTGTTCTTCAGGTACATTTCTAGAACCATCTACCGGTAAAACTTCCGGTTCGTTCCCGTACCCAAAATAATTAATTAATTTATCTACATAACCCTTTTCACCGGGTTCTTGTCCTACGGCTCCTCCGGGTTCCATGTATTGAACGTAGGGCTCTATGCCCCGTGGGCCGCGGTTCATGTTGACCGCTTTGTTTTTCAATGATGTTAAGCCTGAATTAACCATCTCTTCCAAGTACCTTAGATAGTTGGGCCATGAGCCGCGGGTCGTTGTTCTGAGGGGCTCCAGCTTGTTTCATAATTCGATCTAACATTAACTTACTTCGGTCAGCAGGCATTTCCATAATAGTGGTCTTCTTCATCATTAGACCAGCTATGCCGGGGGACCCACCATACTCTAACGGTATAGCTCCCGAATCAGGGTTAGGGTCACCGAATTGATTTAAAGCTATTCCGGGTTTACGGTAATTCATTTCAGTCAAATTATACTGACTAAGCGCCGGATCCGCCAATCCGCCTTCTGACTCGCTACCACCGTATGTTAATAATCGGGCCCTCATCTCTTCTTCAGGCGTAATGTATTCTTCAAACTCATTAGAGGTGGTGTCTTGAGCGAGGCTCCTCATACTAAAAGGATCTTCTGTTAATCTTCTTATTATCTCATCAGCGTCTTCTTGCGTGTATTCACTGCCCAAATAGGCATCCTGATTTTCCATAAGGTACTCATCGCCCTCAGAAGTGTTGGAATCAAAAATAAATGTATCGTCTTCTTTATTTGCATTTCTTACTACGCTATCCGCCATGTTCACCTCAATAATAACCTTTTACTTGCGTTGAACCATCCCCTTCTTCCCAATCATCGCTAGGTAATTGTACAAAATTACCCTGACGATACCGCATTAAGGCTTGGGTCATGCTGTCTACCAAGTCATCATACTCTCCATTTGGAAAAGCCGCAACCTCTTCTATCATCTCGTCCGCAAACGTTTCGTCAGGGACCCAAACCATGCCAGCTTCAAACAAAGGAGACACCGCATGTACTCTAGAAACCTTATCATTACCTTTACTCGGTGTAAAGTTAACAACAGGGATCCCCATATTTCTTAATTCATGCGTCAAAGGTAAACCCGTAGCCTTCGCTTCTATTATAACCGTCTCAGGGTCCCAATAATTATATTGTTCTAACGCAACTTTTTTTAATTCAGGAAAATCCCACCTATCTTTTAAGCTATCAAGAAGTATCAAAGCCGGATTACCACCTACCTCCTCTGGAAAAAATACCCCCCATGTCGTTATCGCACTATAATCAGCCGTTTCACGCTTCGAGAAAGCCGTATCATAGCTTTGAATAACATATTGTAAATTAGGGACACTTTTTTTCTCCCAT